ATACGGCGCTAGTTCGCACTGTGTTGTCAAACATGGTTTTACTAAATTGCGCCTCGTATTCGGCAAAGTCTAATGATTCCTGTATTACTGTTTCAGCTAAATCACCGTTTAACTTGTCAAGCAATAGTTGCAAGTCCATCAATATAGCCTGTTGCCTAGCGCGTGAAAGGCTTGTCAGCTCGCTACCAGATAACCGGCCTGATACTTGCTGTATAAGAGATTCAATAGCTTGCGCCGCCTGTTGCTCACGGCCAGCCGCGTACATCTGCACAAATACTTGGTGGCGTGTTGCCGCGTCAATTAAGGCGATATTGCTTGACATTAAATCAGAGGGTTAGCTGTTCCACGTTCTTCTTTAACCATCTCTAACGTGCGCATAGGGTCTACAACACCTGCACTCTTTAAACGGTCGAATATGTCAGCCTCGCCAATAATATCTCTGTCTAACAGCGTAACCATAGACATAATCAATTGCGGGTCAACCGACTTGTCGTAAAACTCGTTGTTGATTTTAAAGCGTACATCGTCATTTACTGGCACACCCATAAACTCAGCTACCCAGTTAACGCATACCTCTAGCGCCTCGGACAGGTTGCCAACCAAGTCGCCTAGCACTGAATTCTCAGAAGCAAAGCGTATACGCGCACCTTCCGCCGTCTCGTTGCCCGTGCGGTCAGTAATAATTCGCGCACCAATAGCAACCATCGCAAGCTCTTTAGACTTCATGGCCTCCATCACCAATTGATTAGGGTTTGCCTGTAGCAACGTGGCTGAACCTGTATCGCCCAGCACATGACCGGAGCGTGAGCCTAGCTTAATTCCTTGTGGGTTGTACTGCTGCCACTGCTCCATGCTTAGGCTATGCGTGATGAATAGGCTTGGCTGGCCAACAATGAAGCACGACTCCTCGTAATCGGCGCTGTTGCGGTAGTGCGCCAGGTTAACGTCGGCAATGTCAGCCAAGGGCGCTTCGTCAATCGTTGCGTCGTTGTTCTTGGCGCCTACAAATTGAAATGGAATTTCCCTCCAGCGTGAGCCGTCAGCCTTTGTTGGGTACGTTTCCTCGCTGTAAGCCTCATCTTCGCGATATAGCTGCGTGGTGTATCCGTCCTCACGTAAACGTAGCACGCGGTATTGCGGTTTTGTTGTGTGGTCAAACTCGTCACGCTGTGCGCTGTAGTTCTCAGCCAACACCACTTGCACTAGCAGGCGACGGCCATTCATGCTCTCAGTGCGCCAGTTAATCACCTGCTCTGCACCATAGGGAATGATGCTAGCCTGTAGGTTCAACATTGCTACTTGTTCCGCGCTTAAACCTTCATCAGCACTTGGGTAGTCCACTAAGAAAGCCGTGCGGCCTGTTTCTAACAGGTTAGACAGCTCGTCTTTAGCTAACTGCACCAATGACAAGCCGTCGCCTGTAGCGTCGTTCAGCAAGTAGCCCATTAAATCCGGCACTACAAAATCAGGCTGCTTACGGAAAGCCGCACCAACAAGCGCGTTTTTTGTCCGACCCGTAAAGTTGGTATATACCGCCCGTTTGATATATTGACGGTAGCGGATTGTCTCAGTTCCTTTTGATTCCTCGCCCGATTCGTTATCAGGAACCGGCAAGTAGGCGTGCTTTTTCTCTTTAACAGCCCGTGAACCTTTTACAGCGTCACGGGTGCGCGTCCAAACAGGTGCGTATTTAGCATACTCAGGGTGTTGCGTGCTTACTGTCATATTGTGTCCTTTATGCGTATTTTACGCACTTTACATAGCAAAGCCAAAGCTGACGTTGGCCACAGGCCGAATGATGGGCATTTCAAATGCTATCGGGTAAGTCGTTGCATCGTTTTGGTGGTCGTTGCCGCTTGTCTTGTCAGGCTCGCCATTTTTGTAAACCTGCTGCTCTAAACTTTGTGCAACAGTAGGGCAAGCCTTGGTGCTAATAAATATCCGGCCACCTTCTAATGCCGCGTTCGTAGCCATGATTCTATCCCTAACGCTTGGGTTTTTGCTATTTACCCTAACAGTGAATCCCGCAGACTCTAACAAGGATATATCAGACAACGAGGCGTTAACCGTCTTGCGAGCCTTCCCGCTTGCGTCTGGGTATATGTAAATCTTGTGGCCGTCGTAACGCTCTTTAATGATTCGTATCATCTCGGGCGTATCGTACATATTGACCAACTCATCCACAGCGTGCCATTGGCTGCCACCGTCTCTGCGTACATACACGGTAGCCGCTTGCTTGGTTACGTTAAAGTCACACCCGATAAACAATGGTTCCGCGCCCTTTTCGTCTTTGCGTATAGCCTCGTTTGTATTATGTGCCGTGCGGTTATAGCTGGCGTAGACTGTGCCACTGTTTAAGTTCACAAAGCTGCCGTCTAAGTACGCGGCTAACAAGTGCTCAGGATAGATTTCCCTCAGCCCGCTAATGTAATCGGGCGGCAGGTGTGGGTTTGACTCGGTTGGCGCTTGGATTATTTGGTAATCAGGCTTTGGCGTCTTCTTCCATGTCTCATATACAAACCTAAACCCCTCTGGCGTAGTCGTAACCCCTACTGTATTCGTCTCACCGCTTTGTTTCTTTTGCCGGTTACGGGCTAGGATTTGCCGCCACACATAAGCCGCGTCATCTTTCTTTAGCGTGTCCAGCTCGTCGACGTCAGCGTCAGCGTGCTCGTAGCCAACAATCCGGCTTGGGTTGTCCATAGAGCGAAAGTAAATCACCCCGTAGCCGTGTATGTCAATGTAGTTGCTAGGCGACTTTACCAACGTGTAAGCAATGCCCAGTTCGTTCAGCGTTGCCTCAAACCTTGGGAAAGCAATCATGCGGATTAAGTCATAGGTCGGCTCGTAGAAACCCCTATTGCATCCAGGATTACGCAACAAACCCAATATTGACCGCAAAACAGCCGCCTCAGTCTTACCTGCACCAAACCCAGCTACAAACGCGGGAAATCGCTTTGTCGCTGTAATGTATTCGTGCTGTGGTCTAGTTGGGTTTATTGTCGCCACTTGGTGTTATATAGTTGATGTTAACCGTTGGACGTGTGTCGGTTTGCTCTTTGTCCTCTTTCCAACCTGCTTGCGTCTTTAAGTAAAAGATAGCCGCCGATATGTTACCTGCCTGCGCTTGCCCAATCAGATTCTTTGCCACATTACCAATGGCTTTGGCCTTGCCTCTTTTATACGCATCAAAAACCTCGGGCTGTCGGCTCTCTACTTCGCGCAAGGTTGTCTCGCTAATGCTGAAGTAATCAGCCATTTGCCCTTTAGATAATACAGCGGCAAGCGCCTCTACCTGCGCCACCTGTGTGGTATCGAACACTACTATTGGGCGTCCTCCACCATCGCCTTGGTTTCCTATCTTAGCCATTAGCAACCCCTGATAAATGGAGCGTGTCGGTCGGTACTGCCCCGCCCAGTTCCAAGGGGTGCTCGGAATCATGCTTTTTGACACGCTTAGGGTATGGCTTTGCTAATGGTGAAATTTTAGCACGCATTTTATCGTCTAGCGGCATTAAATACTTGTGTTTCCCTTTTGTAAAAACTTCTTTTGCATTTGGGTCTATATGTTTTTTTACGGCATCTATACTTTGCTTTACGCCCATCGAATGTATGCTTTTATTATGTCGCACTCGACCATTTACTAAAAATCCTTGTCTATTTTCAGCGTTAAACACGCCCTCATAAATCCAGTTAGTTGCTTGGTAAATGCCTCCGTGATGCCCTACATCTAAATCAGCATAGCTAACTATTAACTTTAATCCTTGGTTACTTTTTGCAAGGAATTTAATAGCCAACATCATTATTTTACTAACTTGTGTCTTGTGTTTGGTAAGTGCAACCCTAACTAACTCAACACATTCATCTTGTCCTAGTCCATAGGGCTTGGGCATATTGTGGTTTGCACCTCGACCAAACAAAACGGCGCCAATAAACTTGCCATCTTCCCACGCCCCAACCTTTACCAGTTTACCAACTGGCAAGCATTTGCTGTAATGCCAATTCTCGCATGCATACTTTGCTGCATCATAGCTTGCCCAGTCAATTTTTAGTTCAGGCTTGTCTTGCATCAAACTCACTCCCGCACTTAGGGCAACAAATCCATTTTGGGTCTAACTCATCTAGTTTGCCTTGATCATCTTCTGTTGCAGGCTCAAAATTTACGTCAGACATTAACCTACCAAGCTCATCCATGTCAAAGCCGGTTAAACCTAAGTCAAAGTCCAAGTCCTTTAATTCAGTCAACTCAACTTTAAGCATTTCATCATCCCACCCAGCATTTAGCGCCAGCTTGTTGTCGGCAATGATGTAGGCTTTCTTTTGCGCGTCTGTAAGGTTTCTTAGCCGTATGCATGGCACTTCTTCCAGCCCCAGCTTACGTGCCGCCATAGTGCGACCGTGCCCAGCAATGATGCCGCCCTCTGCGTCTATCAATATAGGGTTTGTGAATCCGAACTCGCGTATGCTAGCTGCTATCTGCGCGACTTGCGCGTCTGAGTGCGTGCGACTGTTCCGTGCGTAGGGAATCAGCGCCTCAATAGAGACTTGTTCGATTTGCTGTTTTGCCATTTTGACCCACAAGGTAAAAATTTGCACTTACGGACTTAACCCACAAGGTTACGCCCAAGCCAAGCTATCTTATCACCATTTAACTTTGTCCGCCCAATATGCTGCGCTCATTTTGCCCTTCGCAATATTGTCAGCGTGCCTAGCCTTAAACGACGCACGCCTTGCCTCGTCTGCTTTTGACTCACCTTCCCGCTTAGGTGACCCGCTTACGCCTTGCTGACCAAAGCGGATTAGCTTCACATCTTCGCCAGACTTTGCAAGAACCGCATGGCTTTTCTCTGGATGGCTTGGCGTGCGCTTTGGCTCGTTGTACCCTTTAAACGTTTCTTTGCCTCGTTTGATGGTTGCCATTGTGTTTACCTAAAAAAAAACCGCTACGGTAGCGGTCTAAAGTCGCTACAAACGACTAGGAGAAAGAGCCTTCATTGTAACCTCTCTTTGAGCAATTGCCTAGCTTCTGCGTTGTAGTGCCTGGCAATCTCAACCAGACCTTCTTTGGTGTACTTCCTCAGCGTGCTGTCAGATTCGAGTAAGTCTAGCTGGCGTTCACCAATCCGCTCTAGAAGTCGCTTGCGATACTCAACATGATTGCCTGCGAGCCAGTTATTGCAGTGCTTGCATTGACCATGAACGTTGTCCTCAACAAACCGCATGTGCGGAGCCGAGCCAACCGAGCGATAGTGTCCCGCGTCAAATGTGTTTGGCGTGCCCCCTAGAGGCTTGTCACACGATATGCAAGGCTTACCTGTATCTCTGGCTCGGATGTACGAATTAAACGCAGCCTGCGCCTTCTTAACCAGTTGCGGTTTGGTTTGCAGTGCATCCAGCTTTAATTTTGTTTCTTGCTTGTCTTTCTTGACTTTAACCGCCTTGACCAGTTGCATAGCACACGATGGGCTGCAACATGTCTGTAGCGGCCTGGCTGGTTGAAACGTATTTTTGCAAACCTTACACTTCTTTGTTTTCATTCGTTCACCTCAAAACCTTTGTCTGTTGCCCAGCAAATTAGCCACTCTGTGAACTCGCTTGCGTCTGCCTTATTAAATTTGCGCGACTGTAGACCTAGTTGAACTACCCTTTGACCGTCTAAGCTGGGCGCTACCTTACCTACTGACCTGCCAGTCTCGCTTGCCCACTGGTCAATCAAAAAACGCTTCCAGCTTTCGCCATCCCACTTAGCCCCTGCGTGCTCAGCCTGCTTTGCAATCTGGCCAATAATTGCGTGGTACATTTCATTTTGAGGCTGGCTGCGAGTCTCGCTTGTGACTTCCAATGTAAATTTCTTACCCCCCATAAAGTGGGGCTTCATCTTTTGATAAATGTCCGTTACCACCTGGTGCGCCTGTTGCGAGTTATGTAGCGTTATTTTCATTTTCTGTTTTTCTCCAATGTCATTAGCGCCCTTATATCATCCGCGTACTTTTGACCATATTTTTTAGCCAATTTATCCATCACACCCCTAAACCACTCTGGCGCTTTTTCAGCCTGCCACTTGTAGCTGTACACCAACTCGCGAGCCAAACCCTCGTCAGCGGCCTGTTGCAACCTTTTAGACTCGATGCTTTGTTGCACTCGGCGCTCGGCTTGCTCTTTCTTTGTGCCCCAGGGGATTAAAGACAACGCTTTTGCTTTTCTGTGAGTTTTGAATTGACTTTAAGTTGATGGACATTT